GAGCGAGGATTGATCGTGAAGACTTTGTAATCGTTGAGAAACGGCTCACTCAAAGCCGGGTATCTCCACTCGTTGTGTTTGCGAATAAGCTTTGGTTGAACAGTTGAACGACCGGGAATAGGGACTTTACCTTTCTTCCCAGACTCAGCACCTGAAGCATTCCGTAGAGCAAGCCAACCATCAATGTTTGCCCGTTGGTCCAGATTTTCCTGACGAGCAAATTCCAGATCACCTTTGAGATCTGTGATCGTTGGCTCATAAGCCCAATCTGTCAGACGATCCTCTTTGGACTCATTGTCCATTTGAGGTTCCATCTGTTCTTCAGCATCCGACTCAATGAGGGATCCAGCAGGAACGGGTGCATTCTTTGATTCGTCCATTTCCACGGTTCACTCCTGAGTCTGTTTACACTTGCCATAGGCAATACAGAGAGTTCTGAGACGACTATTAGCCATCAACAGCCCCTCAGTATTTCGGATGTAGGCTTGTGTCAATGTTCCCACAGAATTGACTGGCCCAGTGTAGATGGGAACTTCGTCGTAAACTTGACGAGGAATCCCAGATCCAGAATCTCCTATAAAGGTAGTTTTGTCACAACCAGTCAGTAGATTACCTACCAATGCGAGCATGAAAACGATTGATAACACCTTGGATTTCAGGAGAAAGTTTTTGAGAGTAAACGACATCGGGAACCTCATTGCTCAGGTCGGACAAAGCAGACTCAGCAATCTGCCGATATTCGATCTCTCGATCCAGTTGCTGAACCAAGAGCTTCATGTTTTCTGCATTTTTTTCAATCTGCTTAGACATCTCAACATTGTTTTTGATCAGAGCTGTGTTCTCATCCCAAAGATGTTTGAACCAGAAACCAAAAGCAATCAGGGCCAGTAGAGCACCAATACGCAAATACATCAAAATGTTCATGGGAATGGGGTATCCTTAATTTTTTTCCAACGTTCATATGAGGTTTCAAGCTTAACGTCATATTTGTTGGCAGCAAAGCCGGGACCATTATAACCACGAGCGAATCCAGCCCAGTCATGGTGGCGAAGCTCATCATCAAGCCCAGCAGCAATGATGAATTTGACCATACTCAAAAGCTGATCTTCTTCATCTTGCTTGAACTTTTCAACCATCTCCTCAGCAGTCTTGTATCCAACCATGGAGAAATTGAAGCCCATAAGCTGACCTATACCCCATGAAGCTGACCGAAGGGCCAGCTCTTGGTCGATCAGGATCGCTTTTTCAAGTCGAGGATAACTATCATTGGGATAGGGAGTTGTCCCCCACTTCTGATATGCCAGACCTTGAGACACTGCTGTCTGGAGAGCTTCTGGCTTGTTGGATGCCAGTTGCTTGTAGAAGATGTGAGGCTCAAACAAAATGATAGGACGATTTTTCAAATCGAACCCTGTGCCTCGGGTTTCTGTGTCGATGATCGCATGGATCTCGTCTTCTCCAACACCAATCAACCTCCCAATTTTTGGGAGGTCGATGTCGTCCAGTTTTTTGGCTGCACCAACAAAGTTCATGGAAGATCTCCTAATTAGAGAACAAGTGGAGGTGGCTCCACACCTTTGGACTTGAGTAGTCCTTCCAATACTCCAACGTGACGAACATATGTGCTCAATTCCCGGCGAAGTTGGATGATCTCTTCATTCTGACTGTGAACTTCATCTTGAAGTGTGCTGATTTGTTCATTGAACATTTTTTCCAGCTTCTCACGTTCTGTTCGAGAATAATCACGCTCAATAAGATTTTTCTGATCTATTCGGTTGAGTAGCCAAGCGACCGCTCCACCCAAGGTTGTCAACCCTGCAATGAGAAGTGGAATCAGATCTTTGAGATTTTCGAAGTCCATTCGATATTCCTGTTCGTTGTATGGTGCGATTGTGGTCATGATGGACCTGTATGGTTGGAGTTAAACAAACCCTCTTTGACTGAAACGATCATCAATTTCAATCTCAGAAGTAGTGCTGTTGTTCTGCATTTCATCTTGTCCAATATGACGAAGGTAGGCAGCGTAGTAGCCATCTCCAGTCTTGGCATGTTCGGCCCCATTTTGTTGACCGATATACAGAGAAGCAACTAGCAGTTGGAGAGCTGTTTCCAGATTGGGAGGAAGCTCAATCGCATCAGTTTCCGTAATCTCAGGATGACGAGCCTGATATCGAATTCGAACTTTTGGCAACAATTCCAGCAACTTGGCTGTGCTGAACCGAATGGTATTGAAAGTAGAAGAAGTCACATGACCGTTGACATCTGTCAACACATCATCTCCGTTTGCGTCGTAGACGTTAAGAATCTTAATGAATCTCTCAGGATCGTAGACGCCTCCAACCACTGGGGTCAAAAGTAGAGTATCTGTTTCAAAACTGTAGTCTTGCTTTAATTCATTTAGAGCAAGATCAGCTTGCAACTTGAATAGGGGGAATTTCGTCGAGAGTGTAGTTAGAGCTTGGTTCGTCAAGCTCAGCACTGTCGCAATATAGTCTGGAATGATCTCACCAAGATTGGTCTGATCAACACAACTCATATTCTTGAGTTCTGCTCTAGCGAGTCTCTCGCTGAACTGTGTAAAGCTGATCATCGAGACACCTCATGCCATATAAGGACTGTAGCTACTTTCATCTGTAGCATTAGGATTTGCATCCATGCTACCCCAAACTTCTCTAATAGGTTCCTTACCTTGAGAAATTACAGTTGTAGCTGCATTACCAGAAGGGGTCCAAGGATTCATATACTGGAGCATTGACACAGTATCAACACAATCGTCTTTGCCTTTGATACCATCTTTAGTCACCATGGAGATCTGTTCTAGAAAAATTCCCAGAATCCGAGAAGTCTTCATTTCTTCAACAAATTTTACTTTTCCAGCTTTGAATAAAGGCACAACCATGTTGAATCTGGACAACTTGTCAGTTGCTGGACGAATACCGGGCTTACCATTCTGATGTGTCAGGTTGAAATATTTTTCCCGATTGTTCATTTCCATCATGAGCCAATCTACGAAACCTTGTTGTTGACCAGAGATTTCAACACCAACACCTTGAGGCTGATACTCCTCCACCAGTCTGAACAAGTCGTTAACTGTGGGAGTCATCGTTTGACGTTCAACGATTCCATCAATCCAGATCCATTCACCAAGCTTTGAATATGCCCAGACGCTGATAACAACGTAGTCGGCTGTCTGCTTGGACGAAGTGGCAAAGTCAGTGGTGATGTAGAAGTTATAGCTTTGCTTATTGTTGAGAATCTCTTTACGAGATACCCATCCAATATCTCCTTCTTGAACCAAGCGAGACTCATCGTTGGTGATTCGAAGCATAAGTTCCTGATAGAATGATTTCAGGTTACCTTCTTTAACAGCAGATTCATACTGGGTTTTCACATATTCATAGGTAAAACGATCTTCCCAAGCACCACGGAAGTCTTCTTTCCGGCAGGGAAATGTCTCACAAATTGGCCAAACGTTTACCTTCCAAGCTCCAGATTCAATGGCTTCATAAGCAATATCTCCTTTGTTAAAGGGAGTTCCGTTCAGAATCATTTTACGTCTTGTTGGATGTAAAGCATATTGAACTCCGGAATACACCGTATCCTTAATAGCCTGCATAGCAGTCTGGGATTTTGAGTCAGCATCAGAAACCAAGTCATCCATAACAGCGATCATAGGACGCTGGTTAAAAATCTTGGTTCCCCGAATACCTGACTTAGCACCGAACATCTTCACACCAAACTGGTGTCCAGAGCGGTTCTTGAACTCCAAGTAGTTCTCAGTGAAGCGTGCGTTAGGCACCCAATACTGTATGAATTCTGAATTATTGTAGCGAAATTCGATGGAATCCCGTGCTGATTTCACACCGTTATCCATCGAGTCAGAGATATAAAGCATCCCTGAAACTTCCCCAAAATTAGGAAGTCTGCCAAATACAGAAATATAAAGAGTGAGATATTCCATGAAAAGTGTCGTTTTTGCAGTGCCTCGGGCACAGAGATTAACGATCTTTTCTTCTTTAGTTTGAAGTTTGTCCAACATGACCAAGTGCATAACTGGGGTCTTGTTTTCTTCACCTTTGTCCCCGTTTACGAGCTTGATGAAGTTCATAAATTTCAAAGCAAATTCAGTGGGAATATATCCACCATTGGTATTGAGAAGCTGGAAGTCCACCTCATTAAGGTAGTCATCTACTGTCTTACGTTTTTTGAATTCTTCTTCAAGACTCATGGATTAATCACTTTCATAGGCATAGCTGCGATGTCCCCAGCACTTACGTTAGGATCATTCTCAATCAAGTTGAGCTGAGCTTGACTCATTCTCCGAAGGTTTTCCTCTAGAGCTGCCATACCATCATTCATTGCGATGTCGATCTTAAGTTCAGACTTATGAACTTCTGGTTTTTTCAAATGAGTTAGTAAGCTATTGGCTGCCTCAGTCCGAACTTTGTCCGAGACTTGTGTATCTGTCATTAGTTCAAACTGTGTTTGCAACGCAGCTTGGAACATATCCTGATTCAGAATCCATGTAGGAATGATGGCTCTTTCCATGATCTTCGTGACCAACGAACCCTTGTTATAGGCCGTGATCATGGAAGCGATGTCTTTCTGGGCTTTACCAGCAGCGACCATCGAAGCATAGCGATCAGGAAATGTCAGCCTATAAGCATCATGATTTGTCTTTCCCATGACCTTGTAGCTTACGAACATCACAGCCTGAACATAATCGCCCAGTCTGAATTTGCCTTCCATCAAGACTTGAGAAAACGAGATAAAGTTCTCTCTGATATATCTTGCTTCCTCTGGATCCTTGGAAAGAGCGTTCAACTGATTCACCATATCTTGGGTGACGTTGTTACGATTTCCGGGAGGAAGAGATGACTTGACTTGTTCCAGACTCAGCATTGATTGATTACCTCATCCTATGTTAAGGCAGTGTCATCGCTGGCTATAACCTAGATTTGAATAGGAAAGCAACATGTCCTCATGCTCCACCAACTATGTATGCACTCCAGTCTGGTATGACTCTACCAATCTGGAAGTCATTGCATTTGCTGCTGGTCCTCACGCAGTCGATCTTAATGTCACCTGCTTTGTTGGGACTGGTGATGTCCAGTTTCAAGTGAAGGATCCAACTGGTGCTTGGTTCACTCCTACTGAAGCTTCTTACACTGTAGTTGCTTCTAACCTTGTCCGTTTGCCCAGAGCCAATATGCCTGACATTCGGATTCTTGCCACAGGCAATGCCAAGTTCTCGGTCGAAGGTTCTCTCTGAACCAAGAGAAGGATTGAACCATGCCGATTACAAATACCCAAGAAGTCTATGAGATCCGTTCGATCTCTACGGTTCATATTAATCCTTCCATTATGGAAGGTCGTAATTTGATTCCCAGTAGATTGGGTGAAGATCGAGCTATCTCGATTGTTCGCTATCCTCCTGTGTTTCTGGTTACTCCTCTTTTGACTGGTGATCCTGCAATCCCGTCTACACTCCATTGTTCTCCCGGTGTGGTCGATGGTTCTCCAACCCCATATCGACACTATCGTTGGCAATCTGATGGAGTGGATATTTCAGGAATTGGTGGTTTCGAACCTGAAGACGCCTATTTCACCACTGACATTACTTATGACACCAAGGAAATCACCTGTATCGTGGATGCAATCAACGTTCTTGGAACAGCTCAGGCAACCAGCAATGGTATCGTGGCTTCTATCGTCGAACCTATTTTTGCAATAAGTTCAGATATTTACACTATGACAGGTATGGCTGCTGATGCTTCTCTATCTATTTTCAATGATTTCATCACCATTGTGACTGGAATGTGGGTGGATGATGTTATAACCAACTTCAATATGAACTTGTTTGCCATTCAGGGTATGGCTTTGGAAGATCATGTAAATGTAGTGTATTCAGACATCTACTCCATTCAAAGCTTTGTCCAAGACAGTGTTTTGGCCACATATGATGGTAATAGTGCTGCAAGTTGGACTGTTATTTCTGGAACTTTTGAATCCTATTCGACTTTGGCTCTTACAGGATCTTCCGTCCTTAGACCCAGAAACTCAGGAATCACAAAAGTCAAAAGATCCATTACAGTTCCTGCTCCCAAATATGCCGTGATTGATGCTGGTAATACCATGGCTTCAGTGGAATTTTATGCCACTAATGATAAACCACTCTATTATCCTCCTGATCCAATGGAAGTCTATCTTGAAGCAGTAGATGGAACTACATCTGCTGTGACTAAACTTAACTTCCTTGGAACAATCCTACCACCTGTTAAAGGAGTTTCACCCTCGAATATCTGGACGTGGTTTACATACTCATCTCAACCTCTTCCTCCAAACACCAGAACGATCAATGTCGTGATGGAGTTTGCTGATGCAGGTTCTGATGGAAACGATTGTCAAGTTGACGATATTTCCGTAAAGCTGTGGGTAACAGCCTAATCTGAAGGATTAACACATCATGCCCAAGATCCTGTTCGCATCAAATAATGTCAGTCACTTTCCTGGCTCAGTTCCGGGTTCAGTAGCTGGAACCTTTGAACCTTCTCGTGTGCCTTATGCAGTGCTGATGTCAAACTTTCAGCTTATTAGTCCTCCAGATTTTTCTCCTAGCTCTTTGACAACCACATGGTTTCACTTCCGAACTCATACCGATGGGAATGGGTATGGCATTCCTAGTGGTGCTTCTGGAACTTTGTTCCAGTGTTTTGATGGTTTGAATCGAAGAATTGTTCGTATTTACAAAAAGAATTTAGACTATGCTCAAGACCTCACCATTGACTTGTCAAACGGTTCTTCAACTCTGACCGTCAATGGAACCCTTCCACTAACCCAAAGCAAGATGACTCCTGTGGATGTCCTTCTGACAATCACAAGTGTGCTTGTTCGGGTTGATGTCTATGTCAACGGTTCACTGACTGGCTTTCTTCAGTTTGGCTCAAACCCAAACACACTGACCAATCCGATCCGTTTCTCTTTGGGTTGTTCTCACACTGAGAGCCTTTCAATGGGACAAGCTTTCTCTGAGATCATTGTATCTGAAGGTGACACTCGGAATGCTCGTATGAACTTCCTACGTCCGGTTTCAACCGGGGCTTTCAGCCAGTGGGATGGAACTATCAGTGCCCTTGGTGATGATGACCCGACCACAGGTCTCTATACAAAGGTGGCTGCTGAGCGTCACACCATGGGTCTCTCAACCTATACTGGTGCCCAGAATATCTCCAACCTTGTGAGTGTGTCTCAGACGACTCGTGGCTTGAACAGTCCAACCAAGCTGAAGCATACTTTTCGTCTAGGTGGTGTGAACTACGACAGTCCGGATCTGAACATCGGATATGGTCTGCAATACAACATCGTGGACTCATCAATCAATCCAGCTACTTCACTTCCTTGGACCTCGGATGACCTTTCTACACTTGAAACAGGTTTCCTCTCCGTGGCATAAAGATAGTGCCGTAGTAGTCGAAAGGAGGTGACTCCTTTATCTTGGAAAAGGCCCCCTTGATTGTGGGCTTTTTTCATTCTATAGGCACCAGAATTGCGGGTAAGCATATGATATGCGTCGGGCCTTCCAAGCCCTGAGTAGAGCGAGTTTGATTCTCGCTACCCGCTCCAAAACGGAAGATTGGCCGAGTGGCTTAAGGCAGCAGTCTTGAAAACTGAAGGACCGAAAGGTTCCGTGGGTTCGAATCCTACATCTTCCGCCAAATATCTCTTGCTTCTAAAATCTGGAGTGTTTACATCTCGATCCATGGAAAACAGGAATCATCAGTATCCGACGAGTAATCAACCAGTTTAACTGGGTGAGCCGTCGTGGTTCGCCTTCTGGGGGAGCCGAAGATACCAAAAGAATCCCTCCCCTTCTTGATCTCTCTGTAGCTCAGTCTGGTAGAGCATTCGCTTTGGGAGCGAAGGGTCGTAGGTTCAAATCCTATCGGGGAGACCAATGCCGTTATAGCTCAGATTGGTAGAGCAACTGCCTTGTAAGCAGTAGGTCCGGGGTTCGAATCCTCGTGACGGCACCAAATTCAGATGTTCTCTACGTCCCCTATTGGCAGGGGGATACGGCAATTTAGTAGGATAGCTCAGTTGGTAGAGCACGCGACTTATAATCGTGGTGTCGGAGGTTCGAGTCCTTCTCCTACTACCAAGTTTGGAGGTGCTGGTGCGTGTAGTCCGTTCGAGTCGGACCAGTATATTGAAGGCCGAAAGACCCTTCTCATGTGCTGACTGCCGTGGGGCAGAAAGTCTTAGAACTGGGGGTTCGATTCCCCACGCCTCCACTAAGACAAGCCCAGTGAGGGTAGATGAGTGTTACCGGCAGGTAGGTCATCTCTGGGTGCAGAAAAACCCTCACGCTCTTTATGGTTTGGATGGGTATGCAACCAGCTCCATCCACCAAGTCAGTGCGGTGAGTGCAGCCCGAAGTTGTGCTGGGATGCGTTGATGAACGCTATGTCCTGAGAGGTCGTTATCTCTCCACCCCTGACCAAGGATCTATGGCTGAGAGGCTTAAAGCAGAGCTTTGCTAAAGCTCCGGGGGGAAACCCTCCGCAGGTTCGAATCCTGCTGGATCCGCCACTTCTCTTCTTGGTTCTGTGACAAACTCTGTGTAGCTCAACGGATAGAGCAAGGGTCTTCTAAACCTGAGATGGGGGTTCGATTCCCTCCACAGAGACCAAAGATCAAGAAAGGTTGAACCATGAAAAGTATCTCTGCCCATGGAAGCATCCACCTCAATCGCAAGATGGGTGGCAAATTTCCCCACCTCACAATCTGTGCTGAAGCTTGGATCCTTGACTACAAGAGTCGAATCTTCCTTCTTGATCTCCTGATGTTTCTGATCTTCCTAGAGCGGAACCATTGCAGGAACCAATACCTCACTTATGGAGCAAACCATGAACGATTACGAAATGATGAACCAAAGGGTGGATAACCTTCGGCTCAAATTGTATTATCTGATTCGGAAGGAAGACAACATCAAAGCTCTTAAAGCTGATATCATGAAGGAACTTCTCGACACCCGTCGTCAGATCACTCAGGTTGACAAGCAAGATCAACTCATGAATCTTCGGATACCTGAAGCATGAAATAAAGGAAGATGTTCCTAATTTTGTCCCAGACTCAGAACATCTTCCTGCTTCTAGTCTCAGAATCGGAACATTATTCTCGGTTTCCATAGCCAAATAGGAACAATGTTCCGATTTCAAAACTTGACAAGCTTTTCAAAAAATTGCTACCTCGTAGCAGGCATCGCCGGTGCCAAGGGGCCAAGCTTGCCACAGGTCTATTCTGATCCAAGGATCAGAATGAAAATCCCCAAAGGAAACCCTCCAATGACTACTCTTGATATTCAGAACCCTGGAGACTGGCTATATGACACTAAATACATGTGCAAATGCAGCACCTGTGGTGAGCGTTACTACGGCCCCAAACGCTCTCAGTCTTGCTGGGAACATACTTCTGAAATCTTCAAAGAGGCTTGGGTTACATCTCATCAAGAGCCAGTAAACCCACCAATAGAACCTTCTCAGATGGTCTATCCATTTGCACGGTTTGATCACCCCTCGGATAGATGACAATTTCCTTCCTCGTAGTATGACTACGGACTAACGTCCTCCGTCATACTTCTCGTCAGGAAATTCTCCCTAATCCTCGGGTATCCGGGGAGTAATGAAAGAATAAACACCATGAAAATAGACATTCCTCCAGAGGTCATAGAAGACCTTCGGGAAATTCTACATGTCTTGAACCAAGCAGCAGAAGCCCATTCTGGACTTCATGATACAGAAGAACTGATTGAACCATGGAAATCTTCATACTCAGATCAAGAAGTAAACTGTCCAGATCTTACAGTCGGACTAATTCGCAAAGCTGATAGGGTCAAAAAATTGCTAAGGCTTTGAAATTTCTAAATTTTTTAAAAGAAAATGAATAGGATTAGAGTGACATACTCCCCTCCCTTGTCCTGATAAGGACACTGAATAAAACCACCCCCCCTAAATTCCCAAGGGACACTTCATGTGCCCCCCAGTGGCTCCATGACTGAGTGACACTCCTGTGTCTACGCTCGTCGCTTCGCTTATCATGGCACCAATGTCGGTGCCTTCACTCTATCCATGCAAGGGATATACTCCATGACTTCCATCATTGGTTCCTTCAGCAACGCAGTTGTCACTACCTTCGACACCATCGGTGACGTGGGCAGTGCTCTGCAAAAATCGGTTGGTATGATGACCAACTATATCGACCGGCAGGCCACTGCCGCTGATATCGTCGGCATGGACACGATCATCCTCTCCACCACGTTGGAGCTGGAAAAGATCGCTGCCGAACTGGATGGCAACGCGAAGCGGACTGCTCTGTTCGCCGAAGTTGCACTGAAGTTCAAACGTTGAACTTCTAAACTACTGAGGACAGCGTGAGCTATGGCAAATGGGTGAGAGGGTTGGCCCTCTCATCACCATGTTGCCAAGCTTTCACGCGCTCAGCTTCAAGCCTGCTCTGTTCAGGCGCTACTACCTACGCTGGTCTCTATTGGCCAGCGTAGGCAAGACCATTGATAGATAGCAATGCTGTAACCCATGAAAGGGGTTCTTCCATGAAAGCTTCATTCACACCTGCTTCACTGATTCCTGAAGAGTTTTGGCTCAACTTCGTGTTCATCTCTGATGATGGCACACGTTCCACATTGCCTGGAGCTTTGCCTCTGACTTCCATTCTGACCATACCTGATCATCCATATCAGGCTATGCTCAAAGGCCCTGCAATTACTGCCTTCAACAAGGACATTACAGCCTTTGGTGGGCTTCAATCCATCAAACCCGGTGACTGTCTGACCATCGGTCAACTCGGATCTCTCATCATTGAAATCCGTCGTATCAACCTGAATCAAGGAGTGTGACTCAAATGGATTTGAAATCTGCCTACACTCTGCTGTCTGAGATCGACTGCACATCCATGATGCTTTCGGACAAATTTCGTTCTGGTTCCAAGGCTGAACCAGATGAGCGTATCGCTGCTGCTGAGGCTATCCTCATGCTGCAAAAAGACCGCAAAATGCTGGTCTCTGAAATCATGACTGCTGCATATGGGAGCAAAACTTGAAAATGTCCAAAGCTGATCAACTTCCCAAGCTGATGCCTGCATTCAACAAGCTGAATCTCCGTGGTCTGACACTTGACGAGCTTTACACTCGCCAACGTCGGAATGACTACAATATGGAGATTCTGAAAACGTGGCTGAATGAGTTTGACTCACCAGCTACCTATGAGATCTGGAAAGACTTCGATGGTCTTCGCAAGAGGATCAATCGGACCATCTATCTGAAAAGACTGAAGCTTTGGCTTCTCTCTTTGGTTGGTCATTAACTTGATCAACTACACAGGGAGTCGCTTCGCTCCTTGTGAGACATTGACTGTCGATGTCTCCGTAAGGCTGTGAACGTCAAGCACAGGTCATCCTGATGGGTGGGGGGTGTTATAGAATACCCACCCAAATCTTTGAGTATCTCCGTGAAAGGATCTCA